ATTTCTTACAAATGATAACGTAATTGTATCTGTATATAACGAGTTAACTTCGTTGTTTAAAATGATTGGTCTTATGCGCGAAAATAAATCTTGTATACCGTTGCGGTCATAAAAGTATAAACCATTTGGATAGTCAAAGAAATAAACTCCACCACTACCAGCAGTAGCCTGTTGTGGATAATCAATGCCAAGAACTGTTGTGAGTTCTACAAGCTGAAATGAATCTGCGTCGTAGCCCATTAACAAATAAATTGCTTTAGGTTTAAATATTAAAAGTTGTCCATCAACTATTTGTAGTCCACGGATTCCATCTCCACCTGCAATGATATCAATATAGTCATCTTGAAACCAGTTCTCTGGTGAGCTTTCATGAGACCAACGCAATCTATTTTTATATGCAGTTCCGTCTTCATAAGTATTTGCTACAAACAATTTGTTAGCATGCGCGATTGTTAGTTCTGCTCGTGGCATGTAACCACCAACTGGCAATTGATATGGCTGCCATGTTGGGCCTGATGCAGCAAGAGCTGTGGCGTACGTATTACCCACAGTCCACTTGTACATTTGTGTTGCACTTCTGCCAAGTGCAAAATACATGGTTTGTTCCCACTGGGTCATGCCAGCACCATTAGGAGACTTGACTGCAAGATGTGTGTTCAGTGCAGAGTCCAGATAAGTAAAGTTTCCACCAGAAGAATAATAGATAGCACCGTCTACTGGAGTTGCAGCATCTTGAAATGCTGTAGTAAGCATGATTTGTGGGTTGCCGGTAAACTTATAGTTGTATAGTCCTTTTGGTTTCCAGTCACCATCAAATGATATTGCTGTAGCATTTTTCTTTTGATAGCCGGCGCGAGAAAACACACCACCACGTGGGTCAATCTCTACATTGAGCATCCCTGGTGATTCGTTGTTTGCCAACTGAAACTGGTCAGCACGAAAGTTTATGCCACCAGTAAAGTCAACAACCTGTGTTACGTCAATTGTAGCCACTAAATTCCTACCAAGCTCTTCCTAATGGATTAGATCCACTTCCTAGTATTTGTATACCAGCACCATATGGGAAATTGTATGCTTTGTTTGCGGGACCATTAAGCTGTAAACCACCACTCATGATTATCGGTTGATTGCTGTTTGGTGAAGTAAGATTTTCTACGTACATTGCCATACCAACATTGAAGTGGTCCATGTATACCTTGGCCATCTCAGCATCTTCGTTGTATTGGAAGATACGAGCAAGTGCAAAGTTGATTAAAAGCATGGACATTTCGTTGTCCAAATCTACGTAATCTTCACTGGTTGATTGTAGTGAAGTTGTTAACCATGAAAGAAATGGTTGACGATATCCACGTACTGTCATTTGATAGCCACCATCAATATTGATTGGTATTGGCCACAAATAAATTTCATTGGCCCATAGTGACCAGTATGTTGGAATGTTTGGAGTATTGTTTGCGCCAACCCAAATTGACTCTGCTTTAAAGTGGTCAATGTAGATAAGCTCATTGCCCATATCAGTATTGTTAACAACGCTGATTACTTCTTTGATTTCACCAAGTGTGTATGCAACTGAGTCTGGGTCTTGTTCATCTGGAAATGTAGGAATATATGGCGAAAATGTTGTAAGAAGGTTTAATGGATAGTAATAACTTTGCTGGTTACCTATGGTTGAAAAACCCCAGGTTGACTGGAACCAGGGCAATCTAGCATTACTTGAAACAATTCTTTGAAATCCTTCTTTAAGGAACTGTAGCACTAAGTCCTGGTCAATGTCATCAATTTCAGGGTCATAACCAATATCTAACTGGGACAAGTTTTCTATCAACTGAATTAGATAGTAAGAGTTTATACCAGTCGTTAGCGTTGTGCTTGGTTGTGCCATTTATCTTCCTATTCTGTAGAAGCTTCTTCTTTTTCTTTTCTTTTTAGGTGGCCGATGCAGTAGTCAGTTCCTTTTGCTCTAGGTGTATCATACGGGTGAACATACTCTATGCCACTTGGAGGAGCTAGTTCGGTATTGCTTTTAATATGAGCAGGCAGTATAGCCTGAACTTCAATGCCAGTTCTTAAAGTATTAACTGTTCCGTATGGTTCAGTTCCAGCTAAAGCTTGGCTTTTATGCGCATGGTCTTTATTCATATTTTAATCCTTCGGATCTGTGTATCTATATATTGTACAAAATTTTTCATATAAAAAGGGAATAGCTGGCACTAAGAGAGTTGCCCGAAGGATGACAACTTTTCAACTCTTAGCACCAGCTAAACCTGTTTAACTAGCCGAAGCTAATTAAATTATTACGCGTCAGCTGACAAGTAGCCCTGACGTGAACGGTTGGAGCAAGTAAGCTGACCGTATGCCATTACGAGAGCGTAACGTGCATCCAATCCGTTTACTGTACCCTGCTGGAAGTCAGTGGTGGTGAACCAGTGACCATTCATACCGGTGAGCTTGAGGTACTTCGTATTGAGGAAGTACATCGAGGCGTTTGAACTCTGGTTGCCTGGCATTGCCAAGTCGTAAACGACTGGGGTCTGCTTGAACATCAGGTTGGTAAAGCCAGCATTTGCCTTAGCAACGTCCTGGTAACGAACGTTGTTTGTGAGCAATGACTCGTACTTGCTGAACAATGGCTCAGTGGTGATGATGAGGTCTGGAACATCATTACCCTTTGAAGCGTTGTTGTAAACGTTTGCCATGTTAACAAGGCTGAGTGTTGCACCCTGAATACCTGCTGGTATTGTTGGGTTCCACCAAGACTCAGTTGCAGCATCGATGCCACCAATTGCTGTGTTCAATGAACCAGCGAAACCGCCGATACCGTTGAACTCAAGTGGGTTGGTTACACCGTCGTTGGAGCTAAGGAGGTAGTCGTTGACAATCTTCTTGATTGACATTTCTGCCTGCATAATCTTAGCATTGAGCAACTTGATGATTGCCTCGGTGCCACGGTTCTTGGCTTCCTCTATACCGCTGATTGCGATAGAAGCAGCAATCTGCTTCCAGTCGTAAATTGCGGATGTGATGCCATCTTGTGGTGTCAACGAGATTGGGGTGTAGTCTGCATAAGCTGCAGCTGTACCGTTAGCCTCGTAAAGGACTGGCTCAACAATCTGAGTACCGCCCTCTTCAACGACTACTCTTCCTCTTTCATTGAGGTGGTTCAAAAGAACGAGGTCCTTGAAGATGTTGTCAACCAGCGTTGGCTGGTAGTTTTGTAGAGTTGTAGAAAACAGTGCATTGTAATCTACGGACTGCACGTTTGGTGAAGTCATTTTAGTTTCTCCTTATAATGTTTAGTGTTTTGGTTTAAAGCCCATGAACCTTTTTGGCTTCTTGGAAGGCTTCAAATACTGTTTTAGGTGCGGCTTTTGCGGGAATGACTGGTGCTTTTGCTGCTGCTCCACCGGTAACAACTGCTGCCTGACGCTTAGCTTGAACTCTGGACTGTTCATCCATCAGTTTTTTCTGAGCCTCAGAAGCCTTAGAGTAAACCTTATCAAAGGTAATCTGTTTAAAGACTGCCTCTAAATCGGTAGACCCTTTAGCTAAAGCGGTGGCTACAACTTCATCTGCATTGAAGTCATCTCCGTATTTGCCTTGCAAAGATTCAATAGTTCTTTGCAGTTCATCCATAGCTTTCTGTTGTTCAAAAGCTGCGATTCTCTGCTCTAAACTACGGAACTGCTTTTCAGCTGGATCCAAATACTCTTCTTCTTCAGAAGTTACTGTATTTGTTCCCACTCCATAGTGTTGCTGTAAAGCAAGCAAGGTGCTTGCTGGGTCTTCCTGCAATGATTTTGCAAGAGCTGCAGCAAATTCAACTTGCTTTCTTTGCTCGCTAAGTTCCTGTGTCTTACGGGTATAATCCGCTTGACGCTGGTACCCAGCTAGAGCCTCCTTTACTGGAACGACAACTTCTTCGCCGTCTACTTGGAGCTTGATGACCTTGTCAGCAATCTCTGTATAGTCAAAGAGTTCTTGCTCCTCTACAGGAGTTTCTGCTTGAGCTTCACCTGTTTCATCAACTTGTCCATTCTCGATAATGGGGTCAATTACTTCAGTACTAGCACTAGCATTATTTATATCTTCATTACTCATTTGGAATCCTCATCCTTCTGCTTGGTTGTTCCTATATACCGTAAAAAATTTTACCTATTTCTTTTATTTATTGTACTCCACCCAGTAATGCTGCCAATATTTCTGGCGGCAAACCAGCTAATTCAGGTGGTAAACCAGCTGCTTGGGGTACTGCTGCGCCTTGGGCTGGAATTCCTCCGCCCATTAAAGCAGCCATTAATTCAGGTGGTAAAGCTTGTCCACCCTGTTCAGATTCCATAGCAGCCATTTCATCTGGAGTCATACCAGGAGGCATTCCCTGTCCTGCTAAGGCTGCTTGGTCTGGTGTCATCATTTCACCCTCTGGAGCAGCTTGTGGCTGTTGCAAAAATGTACCTGGATTCTTTATACCAAATCCAGTTGATAATACATATTCTGCAAGTTTTGGTAGATTTACTAGACCAGCTTGTGCAAATGGTTGCATTGCGGCGACCACCTGTAGGGCCATATCTCTACGGAAAGCTTCATTTCTTGGAGCTGTGGATCCAGCCTCAACCGTAAAGTCAAACTCACCAGAGATGTAATCTTTATCAAAGGTCAACCATACAGG